CTGCAGCTGGATCAAAAATTGGTGGCGGTGGAGTTTTTGGTAGTTTTAGAACTACGTCAGGTGGAAACGCCGGAACGTGTAGTTTTAGAACTGGTGGAACTGCAGGAACAGTACTTGCTACTGATAAATCAAGTGGAACCTCTGGAGGAAACAACGGTCCATTCTCTGCTCACGGAACTGGAGCAAAGTTAGTAAACGGGATGTATGTTACTTATACTGTAGGTGATTTTGATCAGATAGTAGTTTTTTACGCTGGATAGGAGTTTAAATGGCGAATACAACATCCTCGTCTTATTCATTTGATCAGGATTTCTCAATCGATGAAATCATTGCTGATGCTTATGAACGTATCGGTTTAGTTGGTACCGGAGGGCATCAAATTAAAACTGCAAGAAGATCTTTAAATATTCTTTTCCAAGAATGGGGAAATAGAGGAGTTCATTTTTGGGAAGTTGGAAATACTAACATAAATCTAATAGTAGGTTCATCAACAAATGTAGATGCTACTGCTGAAGGATCTGGTATTTATACTTTTTATAGAAATTCTACAGATGTTCCTGGAGGTAACGAACCCCCACAAGCTACAACTACTCCTGTAACTAATATTTACGGTATTACAGATATCTTGAATGTTGCTTACAGACAAAATTATAATACAACATCACAATCAGATACAGGCCTAACTAAAGTTGCTAGAGATGCTTATGCTGCAACAGCTAACAAAGCTTCTCTTGGAACGCCTTCACAATATTGGGTTCAAAGATTTATTGATAAAGTTACGTTAACTATTTATCCTTTACCTAATTCAACTGCTGCATCAAACTATTTAAGTGTTTACTATGTAAAAAGAATTCAAGATGCAGGAGCTTATACTAACGCATCAGATGCACCTTATAGATTTGTACCATGTATGGTTTCAGGACTTGCATATTATCTTTCTATGAAGTTTGCACCTCAAAGAACACAGGAGATGAAGTTGTTATATGAGGATGAATTTGCTAGAGCATTGTCAGAAGACGGTTCTGCAGCAAGCACATACATCACTCCTAAAACATACTATCCAAATGTATAATGGCTAGATTTGCAAAAGGCAGTAGAGCATTAGCGATATCTGATAGATCAGGTGCAGCATTCCCATATAAAGAAATGGTTCAAGAATGGACAGGTGCCTGGGTACATACTTCTGAATTTGAACCAAAACAACCTCAACTAGAACCACATCCAGTAGGAGCTGACCCACAAGGTTTATTACATGCAAGACCGGCTAGAGTAGAATTTCCAGTTCAAGATATTTTACCCAACAATCCATTTACAACAACAGCTGCATCAAAAACTTTAAGTGTTTCATTTCCCGACAATGGTTTAAATGCTGGAACATCTTATGTAAGATTTAGTAATCTTAAACAAATAGTAGGTGGAGTTGCAATTACAACTTTAGAATTATCTACAACATTAAATGGAAACTTAACTGATTCTGCTACATCAATTGTTTTAACTGATGGATCAGAATTTCCAACAGCAGGATATATTGTTATAGAAAAAGTTTGGAGTCAGGCCGACTTAGATGCTGGTACAATTACTGATCCCTTACTTGTTGGACAATATGCAAATGAAGTTATTCAATACACAGGTAGAAGCACACATACATTAACAGGGTGTACACGTGGAACATCTGCTCCCTATAGAGGAAAGACTTTAGCAAATACTACAGCGATTGCACACACCTCTGGAGCCAAAGTGTATGGATCTTATTTAGCAACAGCTATTGGAACTACGGTAATAGTAGGTCCTAAAACATCACAAACAGAAACACATTATGATTCATTAACAGTGCCTTTAGTATCTAATGCTACAAGCGCAGAAACAGGAGGCGGTTTTCAATGTACAATTGGACCCGTTAATGATAGAGGTTAATTATGTCAGGAATTAGTTACAATACATTAGTTACACAAATTAGAAACTACACAGAAGTAGACTCTAATGTTTTCACAACAGATGTCTTAGAAAATTTTATTTTAAATGCTCAACAAAGAATTATGATGGATCTTCCTATGGATTCAGACCGATTCGTGGAGCAAGGTACAATGGCAACAGACGTAAATAATATTAGAGTTCCAGCAGGAGCTTTATTTATTAGAGGTGTAGAAGTATTTAACGCTACAAATTCTACTGAACAAGGTACATGGTTAGAGAGACGTGATCAAACTTTTTTAACTGAATATGTAGGAAGATTAACAGGTCCAGAAGGATCAACTACATCAGGAGCAGATGTAACCGGAAAGCCTAAATATTACTCTATGTTTGGTGGAGCAACAGGATTATCTGATACGACATCAGGATCTATCTATTTAGCCCCTACTCCAGACGCTAATTATATATTTAGAATATATTATAATAAAATGCCTGCTACCTTAGAAAGTAGTAACCAGACCAATTATGTTAGTTTAAATTTCCCTCAAGGGCTATTATATGCCTGTTTGGTGGAGGCATATGGATTTTTAAAAGGTCCACAAGATATGTTGACATTATATGAGCAAAAGTATAAAACTGAACTACAAAAGTTTGCAGCAATGCAAATTGGGAGACGAAGACGAGACGATTATACAGATGGTACTATCCGTATACCAATCGAGTCACCGCCTCAATAATTAGGAGATTAAATTATGGCAATAACATCGGCAATTTGTAATAGCTTTAAACAAGAGATCTTAGAAGCTGAGCATAACTTTACAGCATCAACTGGGAACACTTTTAATTTAGCTTTATACACAAGTTCAGCAACTTTAAACAAATCAACAACAGCGTATTCATCTAGTAATGAAATCACCAACACATCTGGAACAGCTTACACAGCTAAAGGAAAAGCACTCACAAGTGTGACTCCTACTTTATCAACTGATACAGCAGTATGTGATTTTGCTGATATCTCTTGGACTTCAGCGACGTTTACAGCTAATGGATGTTTAATTTTTAATGATTCACATTCAACAGATGCATCGGTTTGCGCCATTGCATTTGGTTCAGATAAAACTGTGACAAGCGGAACTTTTACAATTCAATTTCCAACAGCAGACGCTTCAAACGCGATAATCCGAATAGCATAGGGAGGTAAATCCTTATGGCCAATACGTGGAACGAATCAGGCACAACCTGGGGGACTAACCGTTGGGGAACAACTGACGCAATAAGTTCAGGTTGGGGTGCTGACGCTTGGGGAACAGGTGGTTCATGGGGTCAAGCTACTGATGAAGTAGTTGCCTTAACAGGTTTATCATTAACATCATCACTTGGAACTCCTATATCTGGCGCTCAACAAGGTTTTGGTAGAAGTTACTGGGGTCAAGAGCCATGGGGAGAAAGTAATAACCCTGTTGTTACACTTACGGGTTTTGGATTAACTTCTGGTTTAGGATCACCTACAATTACAGCAGAAATAAATACAGGATGGGGATCAGATAATTGGGGAGTTGAAAACTGGGGACAATCTGGACAAACAGTTGTAATAGTTTCTGGTGTTGAAGCAACCACAGGTATTGGAGAAGATATAAGTTGGGGCAAACAAACTTGGGGTTCGGCAACAACTGGTTGGGGCGGAGAATATTTCTTAGTTCCTGAAGATGTAATGGG